TCTCTTTCAATTGTTTCATTGTCGTTATTCTGTTGAATGTTTTTTAAATTGTCTTAGCAATTATGCCGGCAAGATCGCGGCGGGCGTTGCGTTGTTTTGCTATCTCAGCGGCGGCGGCTTCGGTCTGCGCTTCGCGTTCTGCGATAATTGCGTCGCGCTCCTGGCGGATGGCCTCAGCATCGCGGCTGCCTACGCTTGTGCCGCTGTATGCTGGGTAGGTTACCGGGCTAACGTCGTACAATTCTTTCATGCGCAGGATGCGGCGGGTGCCTTCCTGACCGTACTTCTCAGACCATACCCACTGCACGCCATTTGTGCGAAACGCGAAGCTACTCTGAGTTATGTCGCCGCGCTGGATGGAGCGCACGACGCTGACGTGTTCGGGGTTAGATGGGTCGGGTGTGAAGCTATACGCAAGGTGTCCTTCCTCGTTCACCCATACCTTAGCCGTGCCGGCGGCGGTGCGTCCGAGAATCCGGTTCGGGTCGTGATTGAACAGGGCGCGGATGTCGGAAAATGTCAGGGCGTCATCAAAAGCGCCCGGCGCAATCTCTTCTTCGAACCAGCCGATGTCCGTGCGCTGGTTTACAACAGCTGCAATGCCGGTTACCTCGGTCGGGAAATCTTGCCCTTCTGCCATCCGCAGCTCGACCGTTCCGGTGAACGTGCGGCGCTCTATATTTTGTTCAGTTGTTTTGCTCATGTCTTAATTATTGCCGTCGGGGTTATTGGTTTGCGCCTCGGCTTGCGGGGCTGCGTCGATCTTCGATTGAATCCACGGGCGCATCATGTCGGACGGCACCAGGTTGCTTTCTGTGTAAGTTGTTTCGCCGCCGGCCATCGGGTTAAAGTCTTCAAGCCCTCGCGCCTCGTTGGGGGAAAGCCAGCCGCCGCGAATGCCCATGTTGTAATATTCGGCCCGGCTCTTTGCGTCGGCCCTCAGCAGGCTGTTGAATACGAACTTGAAGTAATAGGCGCCTTTCTCCGCTTCCGTGGTCAGCTTGCGTCGAAGCTCCTGCTCCATCATCGTGACAGTCGGGAGAATTGTCTGCGTGTAGAAGTCCTGCGCCTGCTGTTCAACTGAGGATTTGATGCCGCTGGAATCCGCGCCGATCATGTAGGCGGGAACGCCAAACATACGGGCTATGTCTTCAGCACCGTATTTCCGGGCTGCAATAAATTCGGCTTCCTGTGGTGAAAGGTTCAGCTGCTCAAGGTCGGTGCCGTCGGGCAGGACGGTAACCGGGTCGTTGCCTTCCAGCACGTTAATAAACGTCTGCTTGGTTTTCTGTGCGGCCTCGACTGAAGGCTGTGCGCCCTTCCACTTGATAGCCCACTTCAGGCTGGCGTTTTTGCCGTAAAAGCGGGCGGTGCTACGTTCGGCGCCTATGGTAATGCCGAGGCTATTCGCGTGCAGCTGGATGGGGTTCAGGCCCGTAGTCAGGTCGTCGGCCGTCATGCCGCGAAAGTGAACCATGTCGATGCCGGCGATAGGTTCGTCGCGGCCTTCGATGTGGTACAGAATCCCGGTCGGGGTTAATTGCGCCTTGACTTTCTTCGTCGGGATGGGGTTAAGCTCGACCGGGCGCTGGGTAGTTGGGTCGCGGGTTATTACCGCGTAGGCATTCCCGGTCAGCTTCAGCTGCATAGCCATCCACTGAACGAACTCATACCGGGTCTGCGCCTCGTTGGGTTCGTTGATAAGGTAGGAAAGGGGATGGGCGTTATCTACGAATTTGGAGCCGTCTGTGTTGGTGCCGTAGAACCGCAGCGGCATACTTGCCACCGATTCCGCGATCACCCGGACGCACGCATGAACCGCAGCCAGTGACAGCGCGGCTTGTTGGTTTACGCGCACACCCTCGCCGGTCCCACCCGTGACGGAGCGTATAGCGTCGATGAGCCATTGCGTGGGTGCCGCAAGCGATGAGCGCCGCTCCTGAGTCAGGGCAGCAGCGCGGGTAATAGTTAGCCCCAGCAATCGCACGGGGCAATATTATTGCACCCGTGTTTATCTTTATGTAAACAAAGTTTACTTTTTTATTTGGGCGGATGAAAAAACGGCTGCGCCAGGCACTCTGCAAAGTATTCGCCGCCCTGCGTCCAATGCCTGTCAAAGGGTGTGGTGCGCTCGCTGTGGCTGTACCGCGCAATAACGTAGCGGTCGGGCGTTTGGCTGTCCCAAAATATAGCCCATTGGCCGGGCGTAAGGTCGGGGCGGATGTAGTCGTATTGGGTTTGCATCGTTTTCCTGATGTTAGGAAGGTGATATAGTTATTTCGCCAAGGCTGGTCATTGGGCAAGCCGCGTGACGGCGGTCATGCGGCAGATTCTCCCAAACTTGCAAACCTAAATCAATATGAAGCCGTTCAGCAAGGCCGCAATCTACCCGTCCGTATTCATTATCATTGTTTGCGAATGGGCATTCAAAGCAGTTTTTTACTTCGATTTTCATAGTGACCGGGGCAGGACTCGAACCTGCAATATCATCTTGCTTTTAGGCTTGATTCTGCGCTACCAATTCCGCCACCCGGTCATGTGCCGGTCTTTCCCGGCTGTCAGTATGAATCACCCCTTTGTTTCATGCGGCAAACAAAAACTACTCAGCCGCTCCGCGAATCTCTCGCGGCAGCATTCGGGGTTATCTTGCGCGGCGGCTGCGCCATACCCTCATGCACTCAGCACGCAGGGCAAGGTAGCCGCTGGCCATACGGCGCTCGCTGTCTGTGTCGCGATAGTCGTCGATGGCGCTGCTGTCAGTCGTTGTGAATGTGAAGTCTTTGCCATACACGGGCATGGTTACTGCCCAATGGCCGTAGCCGGTCATTTTGATGACGGTGTAAATGCGGCGGTTGTTTCGTGTTGTTTTCATGGTTTCAGGCGTTTACGATCGTGAACTCGTTAAGGTAGTACTGGAAGTCATTCATGGTGCGGAACTCGTTCGCGTTCACCATGTTCTTGAATACTACGGTGAAACCGTGCTTGATGTGGGTGAGGGTTGTGCCTGCGGTGATGGTTTGTTCGTTTTTCATGTAGCAAAGGTAATACTATTGAATAACACAATGCAAATTTATTTTCATTATTTTTTTTTCGTTCTGTTTTTCAGGTACCTGTGCAGCACCTGTCTGAAGCTGTCCCAGTTCGCATAGCGGCGGCGGCCATTCTGCTGCTGGCACAGGTCTTCGGTCGCCTCATAGGCTTGCTCATACGTCGGGTGCTTGGGTAATTGCGCGTGGAACTCGTTAATGAACTCGTCGCGGATAAAGAGGTTTCTCATGTGTGTGTTTTTAAGGTTTGGTTATAAGGCCCAAAATTCAGCCGGGCCGCTGGTCATCATGTTATCCATCCACAGGCCGACGGCCATAGCGGCGGCGACCGGGCCGTCTATCTTGTCGGCGGATCGGCTCTTGTCCATCTTAACATTGCCGGCCGGGTCTTTGGTTAGCACTACGTTTCCCACCTGCCAGCGCATCACAGGATTTGCGCCGTGCCGCAGGTTGCCGTTAAGCGCGAGGCGCTCAAGCTCGCGGGTCGGCGCGTTCATCATAACGTACCCCTGGCCGAATGGTATCATCTCCATCCCGGCCTCGGTAAGCTCTGCCACAGGTTGCGAGCTGTTGAACCTGTCAAATGCTATGCACTCAATAGGGTGCCGGGCGTGTGCGTCCTGTATGTACTTTGTTAGAAAGCGGTAGTCGGCCGTCCGGCCCGGCATGACTTCAATCAACCCACGGCGTACCCAGTCGCGGATAGCGTCGCCGGTTTGGTCAGTGCGTTTGGCTATCGTTTCCTCTGGCAGAAAAAACGTAGGCAATAGATATAGTTGGCCGTCCTTATCGAACACCCTGGCAAAGCAGCTAAAGTCACCGGTGGCGGCAAGGTCAAGCCCGGCGTAGCATTTAGCTCCTGCAAGGTCGGACTCGGTGAACGGTTTGGCGCGGTCGCCTTCCATCCACACCCGATCAGGAATCCACGCGGCGGCGGTGTCCGTCCATATGTTTAAGTATTTTGTTTTAAACTCTACTTCTTTATGGCCGATTTCCAAAGCTTCGCGCAAATCCTGTTTAAACTTTTTTGGTAAAATTGAAACGCCGTAATTGGGATTTGCCTTGCGCCAGGTGCTTTCCGCTGTCCAGTCGTCGCCGTCGTCGATGGTGTAGATTAGCGCGAAGGTGTTAGGGTCTTCGATTAAGCCGCGTGTAACTTTTTCGCAGTAGCCCTGGTACTTCAGCGCCGGGCTGTTTTTGTCAAACCCGGCGGTTGTGACGGTGAACATCAGCGGTTGCGTCCGAGCACCCATGCCGGTCAGCAGGACGTTAAACAGGTCGTCGTTCCGGTGTGCATGGTATTCGTCTATG